TTGTGTGATTCTTGTTCCTAAGGCAGTGTTGTCAGTAGAACGGAAATCATAACTATTAGTGTATATGGCTCCTACTTCCATTCTTGCGGTAAACATTGCTGGGTTTAATTGTATTGCCCAGAAACCGTTATCGCTAGAAGCTTTTCCTACTTCAACTGCTTTTATCGTTATACTACCTTTAGTACTAAAATCGTTAAATTGTGTTCTATTATTACCTATTTGATACTGTGTAATAGCTCCCGAAACTACGCGGTTATCTAAGGTATACGTTGTTGGGTAAATCATAGTAGCATTTAAACTTTTATGAAGTGTACCCGATTGTGTCCAAGTTATATTGTTTTGAATCTGTAGAGTAGTCTGTGTGATATGGTTCATATCAAGAGTAGTCTCAGTATCATCAATTACAGTTACAACTGGATAAATTAATTTGGGGGTTCTTGTGGTTCCATCTAATTGAAAATCAGATTGAATCGTGCCGAGATTGAATGTCTCGTCGCCTACCCTAGTTAATTTAGTTCCTTGCCCTTCTACATTGATTAGAAATTGGTCTTTAACACCAAAGTCTAAGCTTGCTGTTGTAATAACGCAGCCTTCTATTTTAAATGTAGATGCTCCTGTTTTTACATACATATTAAATGACTTTAGTTGTTGTGTCTGTATTCCAGAGTCACTAGTACTAACTAAATCACTTATTAAATCCATTACGATGGACTCGTCTTTCTCTCCTGTTAAAGGTACTCCAAAACTAAATGAAGCCGGGTTGGCTTTTGTTATGGTTGTTCCCTCGAACATCTTTGATTGATCGTGCAAAGTCTTTACTGGGTACGAATCTTCCGCAAATGTTTGGGAATAAGAGATGGCAGTAGTAGTATATATTCTATACATACTACTCCCATACTCTAGGTATAGCTTACTCTCCTTGAGAAAACTATGCGACATCTTACTTAAGCGTCTAAAGCTCTAGCACCGGTAGACAGGTAACCCGCCTGGGTGTGAGCAGTTGCTGCTAAGTATTTGACTTGCATTTCATCCCCTGTTAAGAGGTCTGTTCCATGAGCTGCAAACTCTACGGAAGCTGAAATTAGGTCACCCACTTCTACTGTCGGAACAGTTAAATGAGCTTTTGGCATATTAAACTCAACACCTGGTGCTGTAAAGTCGTCTGCCTCCATGCCTTCATTGTCTGTATCTACCGTTCCATTAACACCCATGAATAAACGTAAGTCAAATACGTTAGTCACGAGGTCAGTCGCGTTAGCTAAGTCAGTTAAAAGCTGGTTTGAACCATTAGATTTGGTATCAAGGTACATGGTTAAAGAACCACTTACTACCCTAGCGCCAGTGAATGAGCCGATAGGCTTATCAATAACTCCAATAGTTTCTGGTGTTACATAAGTAACGTTATTTGCAATAGTTAGAGAACCACCTGTAATATTAATATCATAAGTTCTGTCATCTAGTCCATTTGATGAGGCTCCGCCACCTTGTGCGTCTGCATCAAGATATAAACTTGAAAGTTTATTTCTTAAGTAGTCAGCATCACTTGGTCCAGTTGTATCTGCATAATTGTACGTTTCCGCAAATGTATCAGTATTACCACTGGTTGGTGTAGCAGCTGAAGTTCCCTGAATAATATGTTTAGACGGGTCTTCAATTGCACTTGAGACTTGGTCAATAGTAGTAGCATTACCAGACCATGTGATCTGTGCTATACCATCGATAGAAAAGTCTACCTCTGCTTGGTTAATCTGTGCTTGATTTAACCTGTATGTTGTGTTTTCTAGTGCGAAGTATAAGTTCAGTTTCATAAGTTCATGAACGTCTGATTCTGTAAAGTTACATAATGAACCTTTAACGGCTGTATTACTTACAAACACTCCTGAGCCTGAAGTATTTTCAGTTGCATTTGGTAGTCCAGTTCCAGACAATGCTGCCCATAGTATATTCTCACAGCAGTCGAATGTTCCTTCTGCTCTGAAACTATTTGCACCATGCTTGAAAGGTCTGACATACGTGCCAAATGACCATTCTGCTGGTGGTAAAGAGTCATTGAATCTTTTTGAACCCCTATTCGGTGCTGCACCTGCTTCAGAGATTGTTACATCAGTTGAATCACTTCCTTGTGAGAAGCTGTATCCATCTAATACACCCATTCTGAATGTGTTTGCATCCACTTCGTTTCCTTTGAACTTACCTGTTCCAATTCTTGAACCATCTGCAGTAAGAGTAGCTGCGATTGAATCGACAGTTACAATTAGTCCACTAGCACTAGAATTATTAGTTCCAGCATAGTTTTCTACAGCTGTTTCCGTTGCAGTTTCATTGACTGCGAACGCTGCTCCCCTAAAGTTATTAGGGACACCAATAGTAGCGACTGGTCCAGTTGATGAACCGCCCGTAATGCTTAGAACAATTACTTTGAAGCCAGTACCGCTACCACTAGTTGTTCCTAGTGTTACGATATCGCCTACAGCGTATGCTGTTCCCGCAGTACTTACGTGCGCAGTCTTCACTCCGCCAGTAGCACCAACTCCATTTACGGAGCTGACGAATACTTTGGTATTTCTTGATAGATTTAAAGCCATTTGCTTTCTCCTATTTTTTACTTTGAAAGTACGTAACTAGATTATTATCAGTTGTGTAATTTCGTTTAATACCTACACTCTAAAGTCAATTCGCCAACTCCTAAGGGTTCTAAAACACCTTCGTCTGTTGACATCGACTGTAAAGTTAAGGAAGTCGTTGTTAAGTGCGGACTTACAGTATCATCGTAAATCAGCACATCATTGTTGTCGATAACTCTTTCAATGTCTTCCATTAAAACAGCTAAGACTTCTTGTGGGTCGTCTTGGTCTTCAACATAAACTCTTATGTCTAGACTCATGAATCTCCATTTGAATTCGTTGGGCATATACTCTCTGGTTTCTGCTCCAGCTACCACACACACTTTTGGGAACTCTTGTATATCATCTAAAAAAGACATTCCGCCATGTGCATTTTGAAAAACATTTGAATTACTTGGATGTTGTCCGTCTATTCCTTTAATTTTTTCAACTAAGGCATCTACTATTTTCTTTCTTGCTGTTCTATATGTATTTGCCATTATGTTCTCCTAAGACTTACAAACCTTTCTTTTGTGTATTGTAAGGCTAAATTTCTTATGCTTTTTGCAATTAAGGGTTTAGGATTGTATCCTGTACGCCATCTTCTTTCACCTGTATTTTCAAAAGTTTCGTAGGGAGATAGTAAGTAAGTATACTCTCCACTTATACCTGCTTTTGTTGCCCTTAAACTTTTTAATTCTACACTATTTGAGAATCTTCCAGTCCTATTTATTAATGCTGGTCTTCCCATTTGTCTTCTTGTCTCTGCAGGTAGTCTTTTATTTATTGTAGCTTTTAGTTTATTTAACTCTTTTAAATTACTCTCTACATTTCTTTTTTCTTTACTACCTCTTACTGTAGTACTTTGAGCTATTGCTTGCATTACTGCTTTGTTCTTTTTAACAGCGTTTTTTCTTTTAGCTTTTGCATTACTTCTTTTTAATCCCACAGTAGCAGCTTTCATGCTTACTTTTTGTGGTTTCTTTTTCCTAGTTCCCGCTCGCTTTTTAACTTTTTTATTAATAGCTAAGTCTAGTAGTTGTTCATGTAAGGTTTGTTCTAGTGACTTGGAAAAAGTAACTTTACTCCAGTCAACTTTAGTCATCATCTTATTTATGTTTGCGTTTAAGTTTTTATTTTTTAACCCTATATTTTGTGCAGAAGTAGTTAGTCCTGATTCTATTCTACCTAAAAGTAAGTTTGCATTTTTGCTTATGTACTCTCCTTTTACCTGCACTTGATTTAGTATATTAATGTTATCTTCTACTAAAATCTCTATATCAAACGTAGGATCATTAAGAACAGCGTTGATATCGTCTGCTAGATTATCATACATATTTGCTAGTTGTCCTCTACCAAATGCTCCACTTGTTGTTCCTGCAGCTCCGTAGCCCTCGATACTTGCTGTGTATTGTTGTAGCCTATTATAAGCTATAACTAAAACACCAATTTGACTTCTTACTTTTTTTACAACCCCTAAAGTTCCTCGTACTGGAGCTGCTTCAAATGTATGTACACTGCCGCCTGCTAGTGTGAAAGCTAATCTCATGTTTGCTCTATTAGCTACTGGATTATCTTTATTCTTTTTTCTAGCTGCTTGAACGGCTCTTTCAGTTCCTGCAATCCAAACACTTAGTCCCTTGTATAGATTAGATACTGCTATAGCTGATACTTGAACATCTGTATGTCCAAAGTGAGAATCCATAGTTAAGTCTGGTAACTCTAGTACTTTTTTTACGGCTTTTGTTAGAGGGGGTACACTACCATTTTTTGATTCTCTACTCATACCTATTTTTGTTATCATATCCCAATCATATTGAGATATTTTAGTCATTGTCTCAACACTAACTTTATACCTAGCTGCTACTTCATTTAGGTTTGTTACTATATTTTTCTTTCTGTCTAGTATGTCTCTGTAGTAGCCACTGGCTTGCGTAAAGCCTCTTTGTATCCTACCAACTATTTGCCTATCTCCGGTTTCACCTTTAAATGATAGAGCGAGCTGAGTAGTTTGCTTTACATTGCCTACTTTTTTAGTAGCCATTAACTATATATCTTATACATATCTAGTATTCTTTTGATATGATCTGGGAATCCTATATTACCTGCTAAGCTAGAAGATAGTGGATTTTCAATACTAGCTCCTGCTATGGTCTGTCTTTCTTTTCTTTCATCTTTCATGTAGTACTTAATCAAATCAAATACTGCTAGTTTTAAATCGTCAGGAGTACTTGTGTACCCTGCTTTGTATGTAATCTCTACAGCTTTCATACCTTGTGCCCAGTTTTTATTTCCTGTGCTTGTTGTTCTTGTAATACTATCTGTCTGGATATCAACTATGTATTCATATTTACCACTACTGTCAGAATTCTCTGTGATTAGTGTTGTATATGCGTCAGCTTGATTTTTTCTTTCTTTTACCGATACGACT